TATTGGTATTTCGATGGTTATCGAAACAGGTGAATTAAATGATAGTGGCGAACCAATCAAAGATATCAATCCAGCATATATTACTTTTAATGATGAGTATGGTGAGTTATTAAATCAAGAAAAAGAAATTAAATTACCCCAAATTAAATTATCTGATTTAGATAAAATCGAAACAAAAGATAATTATATTTTAATATTTAAATACTTAATTGAAGAACCTTCAGTTGAAGAAATAAAATAATGAATAAATTTTTAGAAATTACTAAATCATGGATTGCAGCAATGAATCCATCAGAAGAACAACAACAAAGGGCGGATCAGCGTATTGCTGTATGTAATGAATGTCCTTTTAGAAAGTATAATGATGTAGGTGATTTTTATTATTGTGGAAAATGTGGGTGTCCACTTAAAGGTAAAATATATTCACCAGTAGAAAAATCATGCCCCGAAAATAAATGGATAATATGATCAAAGCAACAAAAATAACAGACGAAGAACTTAACCAAGTTAATGAACTTCGAAGAGAATACCAGATAGTTGCATTAGAACTAGGAGAATTAAATTTAATCGAACGTAATCTTAAATTAGAATTAGAAAAAGTTCAAGAAGATGCTGATAATTTTTATTCAAGTTATTTAAAACTTCAAGAAAAAGAAAAAGATTTAATTGATAAACTTAAATCAACATACCCCGATAGTGATATTAATTTCGAAACAGGCGAACTTTCATAGTTCGCCTTTCGTTTTTAAATAGATATTATATATTTATTGTAGAAATACCCAAATTTATAATCATTAAATAGCAATGGCAGAAAAAATTATATCACCTAATGTATTTGCTCGCGAAAGTGATCAATCATTAGTTTCAAAAGGACCTGTTGTAACTGGAGCAGCAATTGTCGGCCCAACTGTAAAAGGCCGTCCATTAGTTCCTACAGTAGTTACCTCATATTCAGAATACCAATCACAATTTGGTGAAACTTTCAAATCAGGAAGCCAATACTACGAATATTTAACTTCATTAGCAGCTAAAGAATACTTCTCAGGTGGAGGTAATTCATTATTAGTGACTCGTATCATTTCAGGTTCAGCTTATAACACATATGCTCAAGCTTATGTTAATATGTCTGGTTCTACAGCAAACGTTGCAGCTTCTGCTTCATTTACTTTAGAAGTTAAAAACTATGGTGCTGAAGCTAATAACTCTGGTTCTATGTCGTCTGCAGGTGCTTTAGGTACTGGATCTGCATCAAACATCCGTTGGGAAGTAACAAATACCGACTATACAAAAGGTACATTTACTTTAGTTATTCGTAGAGGTGATGACACAAATCAAAATAAAAACATATTAGAAACATGGTCTAACTTATCATTAGATCCACAACAACCAAATTTCATTTCTCGCCAAATCGGTGATGAAAAACCAGTATATGTAGCAGCAGTAGGTTCTGAATCTGCTTATGTACAATTAACTGGATCGTTTGCAGGTGGTTCTCAATATGTTCGCGTTGCTTCTATTCCTACATTAAATGTTGATTCATTCGATAATGAAGGATTCTTTAAATCTGGTTCATATGCTGCATCATTACCAGCTACAGGTTCTGGATCAATCGGAGGTGCTTTTGCAGGCGGTATTGCCGCTACTGGTATAGGTGGAGCTGCATTTTTTGATGCAATTACAACAACAGCTACAAATGCTCAAGGATTTACTGATGTAGATTACACAACAGCATTAACTTTATTAACAAATAAAGACGAATACGATTTTAACTTATTATTAACTCCAGGTTTATTCTTAGGTGCTGATGCTGCTATTTCTAGTGGAAATGGGATTACAACAGTAGAAGGTCGTGGCGATTCATTTGCAATTGCTGACTTAGTTGCTTATGGAGATACTAAAGCAAATGCAATATCAGCAGCAGCTGGTTCAACTTCAAATTACGGTGCTGGATATTGGCCATGGGTTCAAGTTCAAAGCGCTAACTTAGGTCGTCCAGTATGGGTTCCACCATCCGTAGTAATGGCAGGTGTTTACTCATTTAACGATGCTGTAGGTGCTGAATGGTTCGCTCCAGCAGGTTTAAATCGTGGTGGTATCGGATCTGTAATTAGAGCTGAAAAACGTTTATCTGCAAATGATCGTGATGATTTATATGCAGCAAACGTAAATCCATTAGCAACATTCCCAGGTGAAGGTGTTGTAGCATTTGGTCAGAAAACATTCCAAAAACGCGCTACATCATTAGACCGTATTAATGTTCGTCGTTTGTTGATTAACTTGAAACGTTTCGTTTCTTCAGTTTCTCGTCAATTAGTATTTGAACAAAATACAACAGTAACACGTAATCGTTTCTTATCAGTAGTTAATCCATATATGGAACAAATCGTTTCAAAACAAGGATTATATGCTTATAAAGTAATAATGGACGATACAAACAATACAGCAGACGTAATTGATCGTAACCAATTAGTTGGTCAGATTTATGTTCAACCTACTAAAACTGCTGAATTTATTATCTTGGATTTCACACTTCAACCAACTGGAGCTGCTTTCCCAGCATAATAAAAAACTTAAATAATTGATATTTATAATAAACAATATATAACAAATGGCAGTATTAGATCCTTCAGAAATTATGTTTACCGCTTTTGAACCAAAAGTTCAAAATCGTTTCATAATGTATATAGATGGTATCCCATCATATTTAGTAAAATCAGTAGCTTCTCCATCATTTGATGCTGGTGAAATCGTATTAGACCACATCAACACTTACCGCAAAGTAAAAGGTAAAGTAAGATGGCAAGATATGTCTATGACATTATACGATCCAGTAACACCTTCAGGTGCACAATCAATCATGGAGTGGGCTCGTTTAGCTCACGAATCAGTAACTGGACGTGATGGATATTCAGATTTCTACAAGAAAGACTTAGTTCTAAACGTATTAGGACCAGTTGGTGATGTAGTATCAGAATGGATTATCAAGGGTGCATATGCAAAAACTGCTAACTTCGGTGCATATGATTGGTCAAATGAGGCTGCCGTATCAATTGACTTAACAATCGCTATGGATTATTGCGTATTGAATTATTAAAAATTAGATTGTGAATATTTAAAAACCTCTCGGCATATTGTCGAGGGGTTTTTTGTTTTATATATTTATATACGCACAATAAAACTGTTATATGGAATCCAAATTTAAATTACCAACCGAAACAATCACATTACCTTCAAAAGGTTTATTATATCCAAAAGATAATCCACTATCATCTGGTGAAATTGAAATGTCATACATGTCTGCAAAACATGAAGATATATTATCAAATTCAAATTTTATCCAAAATGGAACTGTAATTGATAAATTACTACAAGCATTAATTGTATCGCCAATTGATTTTAATACATTATTGGTTGGAGATAAAAACGCATTATTGTTTGCTGCTCGTATTTTAGGATATGGTAAAGATTATCAAATTCAATTCTATAATTCATCAACAAAACAATTAGATGATTATACAGTTGATTTAACAACATTAAGTGAAAAAAATATTGATGAATCTTTAATCACTCCAGGTACAAACGAATTTTCATTTACATTACCACAATCAAAAAACTTAGTAACATTTAAAATACTAACACATGGTGATGAGAAGAAAATTGATCAGGAATTAAAAGGATTAAAGAAATTATATCCAAACGAATCATTCGATGTAACAACTCGCCTAAAACACATGATAACATCTGTGGAGGGAATGCGCGAAACTAAAGATATCCGTGAGTTCGTCGATACTGCTTTGACCGCTCAAGATTCACGCTCATTACGCGAGTATTACTCAAAAATAACACCAGACATAAACACAGTTATTACGGTTGAAAAGGATGGGTACACACAGGAGGGTGTAGATATCCCAATCGGGATTAACTTTTTTTGGCCTAACGCCGGAGCATAGATTAGGAGTATTTTCTCAAATCCATGAAATTGTTTATCATGGTAATGGTGGTTATTCTTGGAGTGATGTTTACGATATGCCAATATGGTTACGTAAATTCACATTTAGAAAAATTCAAGATTATATCGATAAGCAAAACGAAGAAATAGAAAAACAAAGAAACAAAGCTACTAATACAACTAAAGCAGAAATATCACGTCCTGCAATTAAGCCTGATTATTCATTTAAAGCACCTAAAAAATAGGTGCTTTTTATATTTATATTATATAATTAAATTACAATATGGCTCAAGATCCAAGAGAAGATATTAATGAATCAGCATCATATATAAGAGATACACTTTCTACTGTAGATGGAGTATTTTCTGCGCAATTAAGAGATGCTACTAGAAATGCATTTTCTAGTGCTGATGCATCATCTATAAGAGATGTATCTAGGCAATTAAATCAAACATTTCGTGAATTAAATAAAAATGTTTTAGATAGTAAAAAAAATCAAGATGATTTAGCTAAAGGTATATTAAAAACAGCAGCTGTTGAAAAACAGTTGAACACGCTTCAAGAAAAAAGAAAAAATTTAGCTATATTAATAAATGAAGCTAGACTCAAGGGAGTTGAATTAGATCAAGAATCATTCTTAGCAGCAAAAGAATCATTAGATGTTGAAAGAAAACAATTAGAAAATGATTTACAACGTACTAAATCAATAGATAAAGCTGTAGGTGCGTCTGGAAAATTAGCAAATTCATTAAAGACTATTCCTGGATTAGGAAAATTAGTTGATGCTGAAGGAATTGAAAAATCATTAAGAGCTGCGGCAAATGCTGGGGGAGGAACAATTAGTACTTTTAGTAAAATAAAAGCTATAGGTACTTCATTAGCTAATACATTTGCTGAAGTATTTTTATCTCCTGAAGCTATATTTGCTTATTTAATAAATGCGGGACTTTCAGCAGATAAACAAGTAACAAAATTAGCTAGATCGCTAAACCAAACCAAAATGGAAGCGTTAGGCACTCGTTACGAGATGTCTGCTATAGCTAATGCTAGTGGTGATGCTTTTATTACTACTGATAAATTAGTAGAATCTACTTTAAAATTAGGACAACAACTAGGAATAGCTCAAACATTTTCAGCTGATTTAACTAAAGAATTTACCTCATTAACTGGTAAAATAGGATTATCTGAAGAATCTGCTGGTGGATTAGCTAAGTTAACAGTAGCAATGGGTAAAAATGCTAGAACAGTAACAACTGAAGCATTAGGTACCGCACAAGCATTAGAATCCCAAGCAGGTATTCAATTAGATAATAGACAAATACTTGAAGAAGTTGGTAAAGTATCGGGTCAATTACTTGCTAATTTTAAAGGTAATCCAACAGCAATAGCTGCTGCTGTTACTCAAGCTAAATTATTAGGTACTACATTAGAACAAACTAAAAAACAATCCGAATCATTACTTGATTTTCAATCATCAATCGAAAATGAATTAAAAGCTGAATTAATCACAGGACAGCAATTAAATTTAGAACGTGCACGTGCATTAGCATTATCAGGTGATCAAGCAGGAGTAGCTAAAGAATTAGCTAATCAAAATATGAACTTTAATAAGTTCAGTCAAATGAATGTTTTAGCGCAGAAAGATTTTGCTGCTGCTTTAGGATTATCTGCTGACGAATTATCAGATCAATTATTAAAACAACAATATTTAAATAAATCTACTAAAGAGGTAGCCGCATTAGCTGGTGAAGATGTAGCAAGACGATTAGAAGCATTAACAGCTCAAGATAAATTTAATAATGCTGTTGGTAAATTACAAGATATACTTGTACGAATTGTAGATGGTCCTATTGGAATGTTACTTGATGGACTTGCTTCTACATTATCTTTATTAACTGGCGATACTAGTGGATTTAAAGCCATGTTTGGAGCTGATGATTTGATGTCAGGATACGGTAATCGTACATTAACTACTCCACAAGGTACATATGCATTAAATAATAACGATACAGTAATTGCCGGTACTAATTTATTTAGAGGAAATGATGTATATTCAGGTCCCGCAGGTGCTCTATCATTAGGTGGTGGAGGTGCTGTAGTAGATGCTATTGCTAAATTAGGTGATCGCATCGATCAATTATCAGAACGACCA